GCTGCTGCAACTGATAGAAACGCTGTTATATCTGGATTAAGAGCATGGCTTCCTGGTACTGCAGTTACTACTACACCATTTTTTGGTGTTGATCGTACAGCAGATAAAACAAGATTAGCTGGAGTTAACTTTGACGGTTCTGCATTATCTATTGAAGAAGCTTTAATTTCTGGAGCTGCTCGTATTGCTCGTGAAGGTGGTACAACAGACACAGTATTTATGTCCTACTTAGATTTTTCAAACTTAGTAAAAGCTGTTGGTTCTAAACAACAATATATCCAATATTCAAATGTAGCTGTTAAAGAGCCAAAAGTAACAGTTGGATTCAATTCTTTACTATTGTCCGGTCCTTCTGGAACAATGAATGTTATCCCAGACCAAAACTGTCCTGCAGGATTTGCATTCTTGCTTCAACTAAATACTTGGAAATTAAAAAGTCTTGGTGAAGCTGTTCGAATCTTTAACGGAGATGGTTTGACTATGCTTCGTGACCCATCCGGAGATAACTTATTAATTCGTTGCTTTAGCTACGCTCAATTAAGTTGCCGAGCTCCTGGTTGGAACGGTGTAGTTACTCTACCTTAGTGACAATAAATAAAGCCCACAATTAGTGGGCTAATTAATTTAACTCGAACCTTTTAGGTCGAAGAAAGATAAATAAAAAATGGCTCAAAGATTATACCAACAATTTCAAAAAACTATAGCTAAAGAAGTTATTACACTTTTTGGTGGATTTACTGTAGGTGCAGCCGGCGCTGTAGCTCCAATTGGTAGAGTAGCTAATCAAGGAATTAGATCAATTGTTAGAAACGGTATTGGAAATTACACAATAACTTTTGGTGATCCAAACAATAACATAACAGATAAGTATGCTGAATTTTTAACTTCACAATTTACAGTAATATTTAACGGTGTTCCTACCAGCTCAACATGGGTTTTAAGTGCTACTGACATTCGTGTTGGCGGAACAATTACTGTTCAATTTTACGGTCCAACAAGCCCTAGTGTTACTACACTTGCCGCTGTTGAATTAAACAATGGAGCACAAGTAAAATTTTCAATAACAATGAGAAATACACTAAACATCTAGGACAAATTCTGTATGAAAATAGATGGCGCTCTTTTAGCAAAAGCTAATGCAAGAAAAAAAATGAATCTTCAATTTAAAGATGAAGGTCGACAAGTAATTCAAAACACTATCGACACAGGTAAGCAATTTGAATCGATGATGTCTTTTATTCAAGCAGTTCATGAAAAAAATCCAATTGAAGCACATAAACATATGTGTGAATATCAAAAACAAGTTTTAAATACAGGTCCTAAAAAAGAAATATATTAGAAAGCTTATATTATGCTAATGAATGTGCAAACAATAGTAGATTCTGCAATAGATTTAGCAGATATGAGAAATTCTAGGTACATTGATCAAGCTAACACACCTAACTCTGAAATATTAAGATACGCAAATATTGCTTACAAAGATTTGTACGCTCAAATTGTTTTATCAAAAGAACATTATTTTACTATTAGTTATCCTTTGGTAGTTACCACAGCAACAGATACTTATCAACTACCTTACGATTTTTATAAATTAGATGGTGTAGATTTATTGTTAGATGGTAATGGAAATTTTTTAACTCTATTGCCTTTTATGTTTAATGAAAGAAATAGGTATCGAAACTCTGCAATAATTCAAACAACTCCCTGGGGTCAAGCATTTCGATATATGATTGTAGGCAATAACATTAGGTTTATACCTGCACCAACTCAAACTAGTAACCTTCAATTGTGGTATACGCCAGAACCTATGATTTTGACTAGTTTATTGCTTACTTTAAATCTACCTATCGGTGGGGATGAGTATATGTCTCTTTATATTGCTTGTATGATGCTTGCAAAAGAAGAATCAGATACTTCAGCAATTAATGCAAAAAGATTAGAAGTTCTGTTCCAACTAAAAAATAGTTTAAAAGAAAGGGATTCTGGAAATCCTTCTTACGTTATTGATGTAAATCGTATAAACCAAAGCAACTTTTTTCCTTTTGTTGGATTTAATTACTAAAGGAGATTTGTTTGGAGAATTATTATTCGGTAAATACAAGTGACCCTGTCACAAGAGCAATTGATGACAACGTAGCTAGGGTATTTGCTTCTTTACAAGATAATCCATTACTAGACGACCCCACTATCATTAAAGATATAAAATTTGTATCTGGAGTAGACACAATAATAGATCATAAACAATCATCCCCAGTGGTTGGGTTTATTGTTGTAAATTTAGACGCCCCAGCTATTATTTACAAAAGTAATAGTGCAAATATAGCCCCTAGTGTTCATATTATTTTAAAATCAAATTTAAATTGTACCGCTTCTATTCTATTTTTTTAAGGTGATTAAATGGCTACAACCCCTAATATGAACTTGATATTACCTGATGTGAATATTACATCTGGACCTACGTGGGCAAGTTTACTAAATGCTGCATATAGTGTTATTGATTCTCACGATCACAGTACAGGTAACGGCGTAAAAGTAACTCCGTCGGGTATAAATATTACAGGTGATTTATCTTTTAATGAAAACAATGCCACCAATCTTAGATCTGCGAGATTGTATAATAACAATATTTTTTTAACAGGTGTAAATGATAGAACTTGTTTATACGCAGAAGAAGGTGAATTACATTACATTGATGCCGCAGGTAATGATGTTCAAATAACAGATGCTGGTCAAATTGATGTTGCATCTACTATTAACACTTTAACGTTAAGAGATTCTACGTTTATTCTTCAATATTTTGGAGATGTAACTAGACAGGTGCAATTTGATGCTTCTGCTATAACTCCAGGACAAACAAGAGTATTCACTTTACCTGATGCTAATTCAGTTTTAATAAACGGTACGTCAGCACAAACATTGTCTAATAAAACTTTAATTGGACCTACAGTCACTGACTATGAAGAGTTTACAAACACCACTGTACCTACAACACCTACAACTGGAAAAACTCGTTTGTATGTTAGTAGTGTAGATAAAGTTCCGCATTATGTTTCGGATACAGGTTTGGATGTTCCTATTGGCTCTGGAAGTAGTGGAGCTAAAAGCTTCTCTCTTAAGTCAAGATTCTACAAACAAACTTAGGTCTGTTTTATCTGCTAAAATGGTAAATGCTTCAACATCAGGTAATTTTATAGAATCACCTTTATTTACATTAGATCCTATTGATGTAAATACCAATCAACTCTATATTTCTTTTGATTTATATGAACCAGATTCTTATGCCGTTGCAGGAAATTGGACACTTTCAGTTATAAGATATAATTCAAGTGGTGTCTATCAAGAAACAATAATACCTTCTATTTCACAACTTCCTGTTAATTATTATTCTTTTAAATGTGCTTTTAGTCATACTTCTACTACAACAGATATGTATTCACTTCGTTGGACAAGTACTTCTACTAATCTTTTGACAATGTACATAGATAGTTTGTTTGTTGGACCTCAAATTGCAGTAGATACAAATGCAATTGGACCTTGGACGACATATACTCCTACGTTTTCAGCCGGGTTTGGTACAGTCACAGTACCTAAAGGATATTACAGAAGAAATGGCGATAGTATTGATATTCAAATATCAGGACTTGCCGGTACAACTACAGCTTCTGTTGCTTCTGTATCTCTTCCTCCTTTGTTAAACATAGATACAAATAAGATAACAGCTTCCACTCTTATAGGTGATCCCGGTATTACTGTAGGTGCTTTTGGCGACAATCAAACTGCTAGTACAGGGCACATGCTTGTTAATGCATTGGCTTCCACTTCTGTGTTGTATTTTGGTGGACTTGCTACAGGTGCTGTTGCTATGACACCAGCTAACGCAAATACTATTTGTGCTACAGGTGCACTTATTTCAGCTAGGGCTACTGTACCTATAGCTACTTTAGGTACTTCAGTTACTTTAGCTCAAGCAACCCCTATAGAATATGTATTTAATACCAGTTCGTCTGATTCTAATGACACTACATCTTTTGGCTATGGAGCCAACGGTATTGCTGGTGTTATTGGAGTTACTGCTTTAACTGCACCTAGAAGTAAAAGAGTTAGGTTTCAAAACCCTATTCAACCAACAGACCGAATTCAAGTTGAAATAAAAAACAATACAGGTGTATGGATGCCCGTAAGTGCTACTGATGCGGCTTCTAAAATATCCTCGTTGTTAATTCAAAATTCAGTGCAATACGGTATCGGTATTACTTCTACTTTTATCAATTCAACAGATTTAGATATTACTTTTGGTACATATTCTTACCCATCTGGAGCGACTTACGGCTCTGTTGGAAATGGTTGGAGTACAGGTTTAACCGGATATTTATGGAGAGTAGCAAAATTTTCTGCTGTAGGGTTGTCTGAATTAGCTCCAGCAACTGAAATTAGTTCAGGTACCATTAGTAGAGATAGTGGATGGAAACCATATACCCCAATTTTTGCAGGGTTTACTGCTACCAGTATAAGTGCTTTTTACAGAATTTTAGGTAATACAATAACTGTAACTTGTATATGTAAAATTGCAAGTACTTCTGCGGCGGTAGGTGAAATTTCACTACCTTCTGGGTATTTTGCGGACGGAACTAAAGTTCCAACTAGTACTTCAGGTCCTTCTGCATGGTCTATAATTGGAAATTGGGGTTGTAGTAATAGTTCAACTTCTTCAGACACTTCTGGATTTATAACAGCAATTTCTAGTCCAAGTTTTGCGACTATTCGTATTTCCGGATCAACTGAATCCCGACAAAGTATATTAGGAAATCCTACTACTTCTTCTATTTTTAATGTAGGTTATGCGTTTTCTTTTAAATTTGAGGTGCCAATACTATAATGGCACTAGATAAAAAAGTCATAAACCTTCCTTTTAATGGACTTCAAACTAAATTAGATCCTAAGTTAGCCCCTATTGGAACTTATTCTAATTTAGATAACTTTGTGATGTATCAATACCCTGAATTGATAAAACGTGAAGGGTTGCAGATTATTGGTAAAACAACGACACCTTCTAATATTACGGCGAGTTATGTATTTCTTAATGAAGTTGGTGTTTTAACTAATAATTCTTTGTATTCTTATTCAAATGCATTAGATCAATTTCAATTAAAAGGGTTAACTGCATCTCCTATTATTACAGCTAAACCTATCATTGCAAATACATATACTCAGGTAAATTGCGACAGTGCAGTAACTGATGAAAGTATTATAGGTTGCGTTTGGGAAGATTCTAGAGGAGGTGTTCGTTACTCTGTAAAAGATTTAATAAGTGATACTTTTATTGTTACTGATACTTCTTTGTCAGTAACTGGAGTTAAACCAAAAGCTGTAGCTTCTGGAATTTATATTGCTTTTTTATGGATAGAACCTGGAGCAACTCAATTAAGGATAAAAGTTTATAATTCTCAAACAAATACTCTTGGTGAATTAGTAACTATTTCAACTTTACCCGCCGCTAGTTACGCATACGATGTTATTGAGAGTCTTAATTTTCTTTTAATAGCTGTAGTAGAAACGGTTTCATCTCCAAACGCTATAAAAGCATATTACTTTAATATATTAGAAAATAGATTAGCTAATAAAGTATCTGATGGGGTTTCAGATCCTAAATCATTGGGTTTCATTAATACAGGAACATTAACACCAACTATTTCTCTTTCAACAGACCCGGACAACAGATACATCACCTGTTGTATTCAGAACGATACAAATACAGCGTATTTTAAATCATTTACACCTGTTGCTTTGACTCCATATACTTCAGAAATTGCCCTTGGCTCTGCAACCACAGACCCTGGTTGGGCTTTAACTTCTTGTACTGATAGAAATAATAATACATACATTTTTCTTTCTACAAAATCTGCAGCTCCTTTACATACTTCATATCAAGCTAAAATAATAAATAATACATCCGCTCCGAGTGTTGCTTATAGTGGGTTATTTTTTAATCAAATGAGTATTGCCTCAAAAGCTTTTTTTTATTCTGAAAATGCTTATGTATTAATTGCATACGATAGTCCTTTACAAGCAACTTATTTTGGTGTCAGAGATGATGGAGCATGTTTTGGAAGGTTGTTTAGTACACTAGCAGGAGGTTCAATTACTAAAACTAATTGTTTAACTTCTTTTTATTCTCGTCCTGACAAAGTAAATACATTTATTACATCCTTACTTAAAACAACTAAAATTGTAGCAAGTGCAAATAGTTTTTTTTCAACAACTTCAGTTTTTACGGAACAAATATTTAGACAATCAAGGGCAAATTCATAGGTCTAATACATCTATCCCCACAAACATCGTAACGACTGGAGCTAACAATACTGTCACTATTACGGTAAGAACTCTACCTATTACAAACAAAGAGACTAGGTTTGGAAATACTAGAACAAATGTTGTAATGGCGGTTTATAGAACTTTATCTTTAGGAACTACATACTACAGAGTTAATCAATTACCATCTACTTATGTTTATAATGATCCTTTGTTAAACACAATTTCTTTTGTTGACACATCAAGTGATAGTTCCATTTCAAGTAATAGCCTTCTTTATACTACAGGGGGTGTTGTCTCTAACGTAGCACTTCCATCTACAAACTTAATGGCTGCTGGTAAAAATAGGTTGTTTGTTGCCGGAGTCGACACCGAACCAAATCGAATTTTTTTCTCAAAAGAAAAAGAAGAAGGTGTCGCTATTGAATTTTCAAACGAGCTGTCTGTAATTATAGATGGTTTAGGTGGAAATATTACAGCTTTAGCGGCAATGGATGATAAAATACTTATTTTTAAAGAATCTCTTTTATTTTATATATCTGGACAAGGCCCAGACAAAGTTTTGACAGGTTCATTTAGTCTCCCTCAACTTGTATCTGCAGATTGTGGTTGTGATAGTCCTCAATCAATTGTTTTGACTGGGATGGGGATTATGTTTCTATCTAAAAAAGGTATCTACCTTTGTGATAGGCAGCTATCTGTTTCATATATTGGTCAAGCAGTTGAAAGATATACAAACGATCAACCTACATTTTCAATAACGAGCGCGGTTAACTTAGCCGATAGAAATCAAGTGTTTTTTACTACAAATCAATCAATGGTTTTAGTATATGACACTTTTTTTAAAACTTGGTACACACATTCTGTTCGCTTTGTTCCTATTTCAGGCAGTACATTAGATAATAATTGGTATACCAGTAGTTCTTCTCAATTTTACAAAGGCGTTGAGAATCAAGCTTTTGACGCAGACAATGATGCTATAAAATCAACTATTAAGACTAATTGGATTAGTTTAGCAAATATTGAAGGTTTTCAAAGAATATACGCTATATTGATATTAGGGGACAATGCTACATTAGCTCATAAGCTTGTAATAAACCTTTATTACGATTTTGAAGATTACCCAAGAGAAACTTTGTCAATTACTCCTGATAGTCTATCTGGTGCAGCATACGGCATAGATTCTCCTTATGGTTCTGGCAGTCCTTTTGGCGGAACTTTTGACGGTACGTATCAATTTATTGTACGTCCTAAAACTCAAAAATGTACTTCAATACGTATTGAGATATTTGATGAATTTCCTGAAGGAGATCGTACACAATCCTTTAAGTTTTCAGGTATAAGTATTGTTGCAGGTATGAAGAGTGGATACAATAAAAATTTATCATACACCAGGAGACTAACTTAATGACATCGCTATATGCTAGATACGTAAAAGAAAGAACAGGTAGAGGGATTCTAGAATCTGAAGACGGGTTTGCTACTTTTGAGTATATTGGAAAAGATACTGTATATATTGTAGATATTTTCATAGTACCAGAGAAAAGAAATAAACATATAGCCTCCAAGTTTGCAGATAGGATTTGTGAAGAAGCAGTAGCAAACGGTAAAAAGTATTTATTAGGTTCGGTGGATACTACAGCTAAAGGAGCAGAAGATTCTATAAAAGTTCTTTTAGCTTATGGAATGAAATTACACTCTCAAAAAGAACCTATGCTTTATTTTATTAAAACTTTAGTTAGTGAAACTCCTGTCAAAGAAGAAGGAGAATAATATGGGTTCAGCTGTAAACGCAGTAGGAAAGGGAATCGGAAGTATTGTAGGTGGTTTTGCTGAAGGAATGACCCCTGAAGCTAAATTTGCAGATCAATCTCGTTTGAACGCTGATTCAGACGCTCAAAGAAACATTGGTAAATCTTCTATTGATACCGCTAATGATCAATTAAATAGAGCTAATACACAATTTGACCGGTTTCAAACAGGAATGAATCAAGCTGATTACATGAACACAGGTGGAAATGTTGGAACATCTTTAGATTTATTACAACAAGCAGCTCAAGGAAACGCTCCATCAGCAGCTCAAGCCCAACTACAAGCAGGTAAAGACCAAGCAATCGCCACTCAACAAGCTATGGCTAATAGTGGTAACGCATCTCAAATGATTGGCGGACAAAAAGAAGCAATGATGAACGCCGCTAACCTTACTCAACAAGCCGCTAATCAATCAGCTCAATTAAGAGCTGGAGAAATGGCAGCAGCTAGAGGGCAATATGCTAATCAGGCAGGTACTCAAGCTGCACAAGCGGCTCAAAATGCAGGGTTAAAATTAGACGCCTATGGAAGGCAGATGAACGCTGCCGGTAATTACAATCAAATGGGTTTAGCGGGGTACGGCGGTGCTACATCCGCTGATCTTGGTGGATTGAATATAAACCAAGGTGTATATAATCAGAGGAATCAACAGCAAGCAGGTATAACTGGTGGATTAATAAATGCTGGAGGAGCTGCTATTGCCGCAGGAGCTGGAAAAGGTGGAGGAGCTGCTGCTGCTGCAGCCCACGGTGGAGTAGTTCCAGGTCGTTTATTAGGTCATAAAGATAATTATTCAAACGACAAAGTGCCAGTCATGACAAGTCCAGGTGAAATAATAGTCCCAGTATCTGCATTACAATCTAAAAAGAAAGCAGTTACTTTCTTAATGAAGATGATGGATGGAAGATTAGAAGACAACAATATTTTAAAAAGAGAAGAATTGTTTAAAATGAAGAAGAGGGTTAACTAATGTCTCAATCCATCACAACAGAAGACTCGGTAGTCATACCGAAGAAAAAAAAGAAAGTTATTGATAAGATAGTTCAAGATTCAGTGGATGAAGCTCTTAGTAAGTCAGTCAATAACTACACAGATAAACCAAGTATACCTGAAAGTGTTAGTACAGAAAAGAGTGGAACAGTTACACCTATTAAAAAAAATCAACCAGTTAAATCTTCTGGATTAACTGACGACGGAACTCAAAGCCTAAAAGATGTTTTAGAAAAGAAAAGTTCTCAAAATAAATCAGAAGGTCGTGACGAAAAAACACAAGACACTATAGAAAAAAATAAAATTTTCACTAAAAAGGCTGTGAATAAGGTTTTACCGAATGTTGTAGGTAAGACTGTCGATTTTTTATTAGATTCACCTAACGCAGCTAAATTTCAACAAAGTAAAAATTTCCAACAAAACAGTTTAAATTCGGTAGCAACTCCTGCAACAGATGCTGCTGCTCTTTCTCTTCCAGGGTTAACTTCAGAGGCTCAAAAAGGGGTAATGTCTGCTGCAGACACCACTAACAGATTAGGTACCCCAGTTGCAAAGGCAGCTAGTGAAGCAGCATTAGATAATTTGGAGTTTTCTAAGCAACAACTAAGGGGTACAAAATTAGAGTATAAACGAAGCCTAACCGCTATGCATAACGCTACTAGAGATGCTGGTGCGGCCATGGAAATGGCGGTAAAAAAATCTGAAATAGATCCTGATTTATATTTAAAAAAGTTAGGTGTTAGTGGAAGATTGTTATCTTCTATTGGAATTATTTTGTCTGGTGCTGGAGCCGGTTTATCTGGACAACCTAATATGGCTATGCAAGTGTTTCAAAAAAATATTGATAGGGATATAGCAGCACAACAACAAAATTATCAAAATCTTATGGAAAATGCAGTAAAACAACGTGACTTACTATTAACTGCGAAAGATAGAAAATTAATTGCTACTGCAGCTTACTACGGCGCTCAACAATCAGTGCTAATGGGAGCTCAAGCCGCTATTGAAAATGTAGGAGCTTTAACTAAATTTGCCACCGCAAAAGACGTTGGAAAAACTGTAATATCTGAGTTACAACAACGTTTATTAAAAAGTATGCAAGATTACACTTCTCTTTACAAAACTGTTAGTTCTTCTGGAGATTTAAACAACTATAATACAATGGGTGTTGGTATTGCTGCTGTTGCGGATCACTTACTAGGCACTAATTTAAGTATGGATACAAGAGATCTTTCTCAAAGATTTAGCCTTCGTTCTCCAAACGCAGTCGGAACGGTAGACCCAAAACCTGATGTTGAATCTTCTTTTCAAGAAGAAGCTGAAGTAAAATCTCCTTTTAAATCTAATGATTTTTTAAACTCGTATCGAAGTTTATACCACACACGTTAGGAGTTTAAATGGATTTTTGCAATAAACACCTTGAATATGAGTTTATGACTTCTCTTTTTTTAAAAGGAGTGATCTACCCAAAAGAATTTGTTGACTTACATAATAATGTATGTAATCTAAAAATATTAGATGCAACAAATGATTTATCAACAACTTTGTTAGAACTTCAAAAGAAACTAGTTACAAAAACTGGGTTTTTAAAAGAATCTATACTTAAACCATATTATTTAGGTACTGATGATTCTTTATTAGGTTTGTTTCAAACTGCGTATACACAATCTAATTTTCAAGAGAAAGTGTATGAAGATGCTGTAAAAGAACATTTACTACAAATATCTGAACAAATGGAAAACATTACAAACAATTTAAAAGATTATGAAGATATGGCAAACGCTGTACATTCTGCAAATTTAGAGAATGAAGTTGTAAAACAAAGGGACCAAATAAACTACGATCTTAAAATAATCAACGCTAGTTTAAAAAATATTTTAAATTTGTACGCAGCAGGAAACCCGTTTTCAACTAAAGAAAAATACACAGAATACAGTGATAAATACCGTTTATTTCTTGCAGAACTTGATTTTAATTTAACCGATATTGTTTCGGATCCTCTTTTATCTATGATACTGTATACAGCCATTAATGAGATAAAAAATAATACTCCGAAAGATAATTTAGATGTGTATGGTAAAGATAAATTTAAAAACTTAATTGGTGTTTTATTGAACCCTCAAGATTATTATACTAAGTGTACAAACGAAGAAATTGATAGTCCACAAGTAGCTCAATCATTTTATAAAGTTTACCCAGAGTACATGGAAATGTATCTAGACATGTATCTCGATAAATACAATGAATTTGATCAACAAAAACAGATAAATTTTAGAAAATGTTTTAATCTTATAGAGAATCAAGGGCAATTGATTTCTATGTGTTTGTCTTCCTTCACTAACAATCCTCAACCTATAAAGTAGCTAGGAGCCACTATGTCAAGTTTGAATAGAGTTTATTCTCACAAATACCCAACAACAGTTATAGAACCCGGCAGTACTGTTTGGTTTTTTATGGATGTTAGTTCTATGAGTTTTATATCTTTTTCAGTAATTGCAAGAAATATTACAACAGTAAGAACAGTAGCAAACGATACTGGCGTTTCTATTGCAAATGATACTTTAGATACCGTAACAGCGCATGGTTATTTTACAGGTATGTCTGTTCAATTAACATCGACAGGAACATTACCTACCGGCCTTGCGTTAGCAACTACTTACTTTGTATATGTGAATTCAGATAATATTATTACTTTGTTTACTACTTTAGCTCAAGCTTTAGCTGCAACCGAAGATAATTCGGGAGTATCAACTTCTCCAGGTAAAGTAAACATTACTGCGTTAGGTACTGCAGGTTCTACAATTACAATAACCCCTGTTACTGTTTCAGGAGCGACTTACAAACTTCAATGGTCTAATAACTTTGAACCGGTTCCATACTTTCAATCTGGACCATTTTTAGGAGCTTCTGGCCCTTTTATTACTGCAGGTAACTTTGTTGATGTTGTAGCTGGTGAATCAGCTAGTGTTGTGACAAATACCATTAACACTACTTCGGCAACTTTAGTATCAGCAAACAACCCCGGATATAAATACTGTCGAATTTTGTTTTCAATAACAACAGGCTCTGTTCAAATTAACGTAGATGGACAAGGAAAATAATGAATAAATATCTTGAGGAAATACTTCACAAAGTAGCTAGATTATTAAGAGCAAGGGTAATTATATGTATCGCTGGACTGTGGGCTGTGAGAGCAACCCCTGCAGTCGCAGAATGGATTTCAATTATCTGCGGGCTTGCTTTAGGTGTCAGTGGTCTTGAGGAATTACGTCATGGAAAAAACAACAACAACGACAAGGGAATTGTTAAACGAAATCTTGACAAAGATGTCTAGATTAGAAGCTCATTTAGAACATCAAAAAGAAACTGTAGAAAAATTACAAACTACAATAGCTTCCTTTGAATCTTTAAAAAGAGAAGTATACCATCACGGATTAATACTAAAAGCAATTACATGGATTAGCGGAATTGCTATATCTTTCTTTACCGCAAGATTTCTAAACAAAGTACTTAGTTAAAAAGAGTGGCGGAGGATGGAATTGAGACCATCGTCCCAAAAGTATGGAAGTAGTGGGGTTTTCTGTTAAACTACTCCGCCATATGTGTCGTCTTCTGGGGTGAAGAAGGTGGGAGGAATATTTGATAGGATAAATTAGGAAGGATGTCAAAGGTAGGTGAGTAGTTTATTGTCATCTCGGACACAATCTCTAATTATACATTTTTACTATTTATAAAAATAAAAAATAAATAAATATAATTA